GGCAGAAATTTCAGAAGAAACTACAATGAAGTTAGCACCACCTCTAAGGGTTGCTTTGTGGATTTGAGCAGAAATCTGGTTAATTTTGGTAACAGCTTCCTGGTTCCAGTCTTTCTGAGTGTAGTTAGTGCTAAAGCCTGCCATTCTTCTCCAGCCATTGACATCAAATCTTGCTGTCCAAGGGGATGCTTTTCTGAGGTCTCTAAGAATCTCTCTATCAATTTCAGCAGCAATTTGTTCTGAAAGGAGAGCAGTAAGTTCAGCTTCTGCATCAATATTATGGAAAGCAGAGACATCCTGAGCAAGTTCAGGTGACCAAGTTGCTCTAAGTTTTCTTTCTTCAACAGAAACAGTTACACTGTCAAGTTTGAAAGAGACTTCACCAATTTCAGTTTCAAGTTCAAGGCTGTCATACTGGCACCAAGCAACTTTGAAGAGACCTTCAAGAGACTCAGGCATTTCAACACCAAGATAACCATCAACAGTAGCACCCTGGATTTTTGCAGGTTTTGCAAGGTCAACATCAAGATAGATGCAGCCTTCAGCATCACATGCAGATGCATATTCTACAATACCCTTACCATATTTCTGGGTAACAACTCTGAAAGGAATAGCCTCATTTGCAACAAAGCAAGTTTTGCCAGAATCACCAATGGTGTCAGCAGCAACTACTTTAAGAGAAGCAAGGAAAGCTTCAGTATCCATTTCATTTCCATCAGGACCAGTGAGTTTACCTGCATTGTAAGATGAGAAACCACTAACTTTGAGGATGATATTCCTAAGAGTGCCATCACTGTAAAGTTTAAGGTCATCTTTTTCTGCATTAACTAATTGACCATGTTTGAAAACAACAGGGACTGCCTCACCAACTTTGATGTGGATTTTACCCTTTGAGTTATCAAAGAGGAAGTCATTGTAGAAGAGGTCATAGAGAGTTTTGCCCATATATTTGGTAACCTCAGGACTGGTTTGTCTTACTCTCTGTCCTTTTTCAAGGGTAGCAAATGCTTCATCATAATCAGTGAAACCAGAAGCAACAACTTCACCAGTTTCAACATCATAGGTTTCAAAAACCTGTTCATTTACAACCTCATCAGGGAGATAGAATCTATTATAGGTAGAACCATCTCTTCTGTCAGTTCTCTTATAGCCCATGAGACCTTTGTGACTACCAGTAACACCATCTTCAATTTCATCAGAAGACCAATCTCTTTCTGAAGTAACAGGAAGGAGGTAGAAAAGTTTACCAATAGGGAGGTTCATTGCCTGTACAGAGACAATATCATTAGCAAGAAGTTTAGAGAAAACTCTTCTAACAATAGGGAATACAACAGTTTCAAATGAGCCACTGTTGCTTGCATCAGATGCTTCTTTGAGCATCATTGCCTTAGCTTGGTTTTCATAGAGAAGGGCAATATTTTCTTTGATGTTACCTTGGAGACCTTCAGTCATTCCAAGAGCATCCCATCTATTAATAATGGCTTCTCTCAAAGCTCTATTTTCATTTAATTCAATGTTACCGACTTTACCGGACTTTAAAAAATCAATCATAATATTTCCTTTTTATTTTTTTTAATTTATTATCTGTTTTCCATTCTCTTGATTAAATCAAGTGTGCTTAAAAGGTCTTGTGATTGGTATTTATTCTCATTAAGAGTTTTGCTACCATTAACATTTGAAGGTACACCATTTTCAAGAGTAAGTTGTTTTTCATTTTTCTTCAGTTCCTTATTAATTGATTCATAAAGAGCCTTAGACTGTTCAATAGTTTTTGCTTCATTAGCAAATCTGTTTACAATTTCTCTTCTTTCATCTTGGCTTACCACATTTTCAGTAAAGAGTCTTGTGATTTTTGCAAGATTAGTGTTGACAACATATGCTTCTTTGATATTAGCCTTAAGTTCTTTTGTGCCTTGTTTAAGAATTGCATTTTCTTTTTTATATGCTTCATTGATTTTCTTTAACTGAGCATTTTCTTTCTTAAGATTTTCAACCATTTCTTCATAGCCATCAGCAGCAGTAGAGACATGTCTTTTGACCTTTGGGCCATATTCCTTTCTATCATTAGGAATATGTGATTTAGGGGTAGTTCTTTGCTGTACTGCACCACCAACATTAGTTGCTTCATCAACAACTGGTTCTTTAGTCATACAAGCATTACCACATTCTTCAACATTTTCTTCATTGACAGTTTCCTCAAAAGGTTGTCCTTTATCTTTGGAAGGACCAGCCCATGGTTTTTCAGTTCCAGTTGGAACACCTTTTTCCCAAGATTTACCTGATTTTGAAGGTTCATCATTAGATAAGCCTTGAATTGGGTCTTTATCTTGGTAATCATCAGTGTATCCAAGGGAGACCTCATACACTTTTTCTTTTCTTTCTTTCATTACTTTGTTTCCTTTTTTGCTTTCATTAAATCTTGGTTCTTCTTCATCATCAGTTAAGATACTTTCATCAGTATCCACTACATCATTGAGGTCTTCAGGAGTGAATTCAAATTCAATTTCTTCATTACCATCTTCTGTACTTGGAATACCTGCAATATTAGTATCTTCTTTGACAATGCATTCATTAGTTGTTCCCTCTTCCTCACTTTCACCTTCAATAGATTCATTACTATTCATACCAAGGTCAATTATGTATTCTTTGCTAGTCTCATTGTCTTTTAATGTAATCTTATCACCATCCTGTTTAACTACAAGGTGGTCATCATCATCCATTAATTCAAAAACTTTTACTATTTTATCATAGTCTTTCACACCAGTAAGGTCATAGGTATCATTTTCCCCAGTCTGATAGTCATCAAATTCATCCCATTTATCAGCAGTAGGTTCTTCCTCAGAATCAGCAACCTCAGGTACATCTTCAGATGGCTCTTCTGTTGATTCAGGTTCTTCTACCTGACCATCATTCTCAGGTTCATTGTCATCAATAACATCATAAGAATCTTCTTTTTCATCATCTTCAACAGATTCTCTGATAGCATCTTTAACTGCTTCTCCAAGCATTTCTTTAAGAAGGTCTTTTGACTCTTCTTTAATTGTGTTCTTCATTTCAATTGCTTCAAGAACAGCCTGTTTTACAGTATTTTTATTTTTAGTGCTCATATACTAAAAGCATTTATTCT